ATTAATAGGAGATAAAAATGATTAGTTTTTTAACGGATATGTATGCCGTTTTATGTTATGCAAAGGAGAAATGTGATATGTACATTTTCAAAACAATGGTTCCAATTTACGGCTATTTAATTCTTAATGGTAGCTGGGTATTAACGAAAGAGGAAGCTGTAGAAGGCAAAAAAGCTATCCCAAAACGTTATGTGGAATTGGTATCTGAATGGCTTGCTGAACAAGAAGCTAAACGTTCCGAAGCTACTGAGTAACTAACAAGGAGGTAAATTGGCTAAACGAAAACTAATGCCACCAACGCAAGAGTTAGTGGTGAATCAAGGGGATGACTTTTCTTTCCAATTACGGATTAAAGATAGTCATAACACCCCAGTAGATATTACGGATTACCAATTTACATTAAAAGTTAGAGAAGATGCGGAAAGTGACCAAGTGTTAATCGAGGCGGTGTCTACTGTGGTAGATGCCCCCGATGGCTTGGTAGATTTCTACTTCCCTAGCGAACTAACCTCTAAGATTGATACAGAAGGTCTCAATTACGAAGAGGTTGGTGAATATTGGTATGATATTTTACAAAGAAATAAAGAAGGTAAAAAGACCAGGATTTTACAAGGTAGATTCATTGTAAGTCCTGGTATTTCTTATCATTAGGAGGTCTTAATGCTTAAATGGTTACAGGAGCATTTCCCACCTCCGTATAGGTTTTTATCCGTTTTAGGCTTTATAGTTTTGGCAGATGCATTAGATGTCTACGAAAGATTCGTCACTCATTTGTCAAAACTATTAGACTATTGGGAGATAAAGGTAGTGGCTGGTAGCTTTTTGTCATTAATTATGTCTATTCATCAAACAGATGTAGCTTATATTGCACAAGCTATCTTCTGGCTTATCGTAATTGACATTATTACAAAATGGTTTGCTATCAGCTATGAATACCTCCAAGAGGAGGGAGTGCCCAAAGAAAGAATTACTGTTATGAGTGCTTTATATGGGTGGGTACCAGCGTTTAGAGCCGGTAAGATTAATAGTTCTCACTTAGGTTTTGGTTTTGTTAGTAAAGTAGTTCAAATTGCCCTATTATTAGTAGCTGGCGATATGATAGATTCTGCTTTAGCTAATAGCCATATTGAACTAGGTATTAGAGCTATAACTTTTACTATAGGCTATGTGTGCTATAGTGAATCACTTTCTATTATTGAGAATATGAGAGATAGCGGTGTACCTCATATGGATAAATTAATGGATTTAATGAGTACTAACGTACTCGGACGACTACGAAAATAGGAGGCATATGGATAATACATTAGAAGTAAATCTCCCAGATACGAAGAAAAATAATCTGGAAATTACTTTACCAGACCCAATTAAAATTGAAGTTAAATTTGGTCTTAAAGGAGACAAAGGGGATGCCTTTGTTTATGAAAACTTCACAGAAGAACAACTCGAAAAACTAAAAGGCCCCAAAGGTGATACTGGAGAAAAAGGGGAGACTGGATTGACAGGACCTGTAGGACCCCAAGGTGAAATGGGACTTCAAGGACCTAGAGGCGAAATAGGTCCGCAAGGACAAAAAGGAGATACTGGTGAAACTGGTCCTATCGGTCCTATGGGACCGCAAGGTGAAATGGGACCACAGGGTGCTCAAGGTATTCAAGGTGTTGTAGGTCCTATGGGTCCTACAGGTCCACAGGGTCCCGTTGGTCCAGAAGGTCCAGCTGGTCCTAAAGGAGAACAAGGAGCCCCGTTTAGAATAGCAAAAATCTACAACTCTGTATCTGCAATGCAAACAGATTCTGCATCTCTGAATATGGGTGATATTGTTCTTATCAACACAGATAACGTGGAAGACGAAGACAATGCCAAACTATACATTAAAAACGAATCTGGATACAGTTTATTGACAGACTTATCTGGTGCACGAGGGGTGCAAGGACCAGAGGGTCCTCAAGGCTTGAAAGGCGAACAAGGCATCCCAGGAGATAGAGGGGAAAAAGGTAATCCGTTTGTATTTTCAGACTTTACTCCAGAACAATTAGAGAGTTTAAAAGGTCCTAAAGGAGAGCGTGGCGAAACGGGTCCCCAAGGACCTCAGGGTGAGACAGGAGCCCAAGGTGCCAAAGGTGAACCTGGTCTTAGTGCTTATGAATTGTATAAAAAATATTACAATCTCTCAGATGAATTTACTGTCGAAGGCTTTGTGAAAGGCTTGAGAGGGGAACCAGGAGATAGAGGAGACACTGGATTGAGTACTTATGACCTTTGGAGGAGTCAAGATAATATAGGTTCGGTTTCTGATTTTTTAAACTCTCTAAAAGGACCGAAAGGAGATAAAGGAGAAACAGGTCCAGAAGGTCCTAGAGGATTAACTGGAGAGCAAGGTCCCGTAGGTCCGAAAGGGGAACAAGGTATTGCAGGTCCTAAAGGCGATGCTGGAGAAAAAGGACCACAAGGGGATATTGGTCCTGGAGGTGAACAAGGACCAAAAGGAGACCCATTTACATTCTCTGACTTCACAGAAGAACAGTTAGAGTCTCTTAGAGGTCCAAAAGAAGAAATGGAGAAAGCATTGTCTCTGTTGGATGGAGTTGCTAGTGCTATTAAAAAAGCAGAAATAGATGAAGAGTTTAAGAACTCATTGCTATCAAAAGCAATCGTGAAAGCTATCGGAGACAAACAGACGATTCCATTTAAAGAAATCAACGAATCTAACTTCCAATTATTTGTTGATTTTATCAAAAATAATGTGAGAGTGCTCAATCCTACTACAGAATTTAAGGGCAGAGTGTTTACATTACTAAAGGATGGACATACTACGGTAACGGTTAAATTAGATGATTATTCCATCAAAAGTGGATATAAATTAAAAATTGTCTATACCAAAGGCGAAGAAACAACAGAAGTAATTACTAACAATGAGTTTTCCGTGATAGACCCTACTGAGTGTAAATACTATGTTTTTAAAGACAATGATGTAGTAGATGTTGAGTTTTTTACCGTATATTTAAAAGAACTTGAAAAACATGACAATGTTACTGTGGAATTAAAAGAAGAAACAAACGGTAGTGTTACGATTACAAAAATCGTAGACAACAATGACTATAACATTTACGATTTATCAAACCACGGCATGTATGTTACAGCCATTGAAAAGCAGTTTAAAACCCAATTCCCTACCAAAGATTACAGCTCTACAGCTATCAACTTTTTAAATGAGAAAATCGAAATCAATGGTCAAATCAAGGTGTTAAAATTCCATAGGAATAACGTGTTCTTAGAGCCTAAAGTTGGATTTGCGGGAGACCGTGGATTTGCAAGCCTTTATTCTTTCAAAAACAATCCGAAATACATCTCGGTGTATTCAAAGACGGAAACAGGTCGTTTCTTAGACGTGAATGGTAGAGTTGGGATTGTCTCGAACAATAAGCTAGGTGGAAAGGTGAATGCGAATGCATTTATTTCTAAGTTTAGCGAAGAAAATAGAACCTATAAACGATATACTTGTATTACACGTGACAGCCTAGAAGATTGGCTCAAGACAAACCCACTAGAAACCTTATAAAGGAGAAAAAATGGCTAAAAAAGTAGGTAAATCCCAAAGGATTAAAACCATAACTTTAGTAGACCTAACAGGTGGAATGAACGTAGCTCGCTCTCCAGAATTTCTTCCAGAAAACGAATGTGTTAAATTAGAAATTTTTGAGTTTGACATTGAAGGGGATAAGTTACGTACAAGAAGGGGGCTAGGTGCCCCCCTTCACTTGTTTACGTCACAAGTTACTCACGTATATAACGATTACGAAATGAATGATTTCTTTATATTTTTAAAGAATAGGAAGGTATATCGTTATGAATTTGGTAAGACACCACAGCTAATCGGAACACTTAACGGAGATTCTGAAAGACCTACTTGTTGTAAGTTTGGTGGAAATCTACTTATCGCAAGCGGGAGCAAGCTCCAAAAATATAATTATCAAGAACTGACAGAAATTTCTACTTCACCTAATGCCGACATAGTATTCGAGCGATTTGGTCGTGTAGTGGTTACTAAAACAGGTCAAGACTTGTTAATCTATTCGGCTATCGGTAATGAAGAAGACTGGCATGAAAACTCGAATGATGATTCTGCCAGAAAAGATGTCAACGTTGGGTACAAAGATGGTGGCGATATTTTAGGTGTTGCACAGTTAGCTACAGACTTATTGGTGTTCAAATCTAATGGCATTATTTACAACGTACAAAATGAACCAAGCGAATGGAATATCACTCCTTTAGGACAAAAGAGTGATTTTATTTCAAGGCATGCACTTACGAACCTAAGTAAGGACGTTGTTTTTATGTCTACTACTGGATTAAAATCTTATTCAACATCTATGTCGTATGCGAACTTTGAACCAAAAGACATTGGGGATAAGTGTAATCCACTATTAAAAAAACAAGTTGATAATCCTTTTGTATCCGACCTACGGAGAACAAAACAGCTTATAGTCAGCGGAAATAGTGGAAATACTTTATTCGTATATCACTATGGTTTAAAGGCGTTTTCCATGTGGACATTCCCTGGTGACATTATGTCTGTATGCGAAAATAGATACCACGTATTGGTAGCTATGAACACAGGAGCAGAATCTGGTGGCATCTACGAACTAACATGGATAAACACAACAGACAATGGGGA